GAGATGCGCTGGATGGCCTGGAGGCTTTCCCAGTAGTAGCGGTAGTAGACGTTGTCGGCGATGATGAGGTCGGGCCGGTCGGGTCCGCGCGTCTGGGCGAGCCAGGTGCGATTCATCATGGTCTGGATCGTTGCCGAGGAGGGGACGAGCCCAGCCGTGGCGAACGATTGGTTGTTCGGGCGCCAGAAAGGCCATGTGATGCGCGAGATGCCGCCCACCGTGCCGGTCGTGCCCACGTCAGCAACGAGGAGCTGGAGGCCGCCGATCTGCTTGCCGCCGTCAGCGGTGCCGTCCGAATAGCAGTCGCTCGACAGGTTGTTCTCGAAGGTGCGCTCGGCGTTCCCGATGCGGGCATCGAGGAGGTTGATCATCCGCTCGCGGCCCGAGTTCTGGATCATTTCGAGGCCGGAGATCGAGACCGCAACCGCGGCCTGCGCGATCGAGAACTGCGCCGCCGTGAATACGTCCGAGGGCGTGATGTTCAGAACGTCGTAACCGGAATAGCGCTTGTAGGTGCCGTTTTCGCTGTATTCTAGTTCTTGCACGATCGCCTGGCCGCCATCGAAGCCCTTGATCTTCCCTCGTTCGGAGAGGCGGCGGAGGAGCGCGTTGTTTTTTGTGACGTTATCGGCGAGCTTGCGTTGCCGGTTGTAAAGGGTGGTCGTGGTGATCTCACCCCACTGGATATTCGGGCTTGCCATCCTCTATGCTCCATCTGGCGCCCGATAAGGGCGCGCTGGGAAACGGGCGTCTCACGACGGCCGGGGTTGAACGGTACGGCTCAGCCAGCGTCTACTTCCGCCACTGCCGCCGCGATTTCATCGCGCAAAGAACGTGGCCCTTGCCGCTCTGCCGGCGATCCTCCGGTCCCGGGGGAACCGTTGATGCTGGAAGCGGCCCGCGTTGCTCTCTCCGCCTGCGCTTTCCGTTCGGCTGCTGCTTTTCGGGTAGCCTGGGACCGTTGGTCTGCCAGTACCTTGGAGCGGGTCTCCCGGTTCGCGTACACTGCCCGATCATAGAGATCAGGAATTGTAGGCATTCTGCCCTGAGATATCTCTATCTGGGCGAGGACCATCATATCACGTTCGAGTTCGGCAAAATAGGGGTGTTTCGCGGCCCCCGTTTCGTCTTTCTCGTTGGCGAAAGCGTCGATCTGCGCCTGCGTCGACATCTCGCGCTGCTGCTGCTCCGCCTGATCGCGCTGGTTGATGCGCTGTTCAAGCCGCGTTATGGTCTCGGCCACTTGCGGTGGGATGACGGCTGCCGGAGCCGCGCCATTGCCGCCATTCGGCTGCCCTCCGGGGATTTGCTCGCCACGCAGAAGCGCCGCCACGGCTCCGGGGTCGATGTTATAGACCTGGATCATGCGGGCGACGTGCTGGGCGCCGCGCTCGTTCACTCCGCCGCGAGAGGCGACATCGCGACCCTGGATCATATCCTGCTCGATCGACGCCCATGCCCGTATGATGTCCGATGGCGTCTGTCCGCGCTGCTGCATACCCTGAAGGTGCGGCTGGAATAATTCCATCGCACCCTGATACTGGCGCTCGATCTCGGCCGCCCGCTGCAGCCGCGGAGTAAACCCGGCCTCGATCGCCTTGTATCGCTCGACCACCTTTGCCTGATGCTCTTTCGGGAGCCCGGCGATCAGATCCTTGTCGGCCTGTGACCAATGCTGCGGGACATCCGCGCTCGGCTCGGTAACAGCCGGCGCAGGAGGCTCCCCTTCGCCCTCATCAAGCGGAAATTCGGGTTCCGGCGCGCCTTCAGGCTTCGGCTCAGCCGCCTCTTTCGGCAGAAACTTGCCGTCTGGCCCACGCGCCCGCTCGCCATCGCCCGCTTCCTGACGCTCCTCGCGCGGTTCCGGCGCCTCGCGTGCTGGACGTTCGGGACGTTCGGTCTCCTCAGCCTCCGCCGCATCGACGACCTGCGCTAGAACCGACCTCAGGTCTTGGCCTTCGTCATCAGGTGGCATCACTTCGCCTTTCTGTACCGTTTACACCAATCTTCCGGCTGAATCCGCCCGCTCACGACCTCGCAAGAGCGCGGCGGCTGCCAATGGTCGCATATTCCACAATGGTTCGCCTTCGCCGCCGGATGCTCATAACCAACCGACGCCTTGGACACCTTCGCGTCCTCGGCATCAGCCGAGCGGTGCAGCGCATCACGAACGCTTGGGTACTCGGCCATTGCCCTTCGCCTCGACGGTCGCCGCCGCATCCTGAACATCGTCCTTGACGCTCTTGCCGTCGTCGGACTTGGCTTTCGGCTCTGCGCCCAGGCGATGGATCAGGATCTCGATCCGGCGATCCGGCGACTTCTGGCCCTCCCGCGCACTGTCCGAGGCGCTGACGACACGCCCATGCGCCTCGATCCGGTACTCGTCCCCCGGAGCCGGCGTTTTCTTCATCCCGATCTTGTTCATGCTGTCGTGGTCGAGGCTTATGCGGAGCCCGTGGTGGTAATCCTCGTCCGAGTCCATCAGAGACCCGTCAAACCGGGCGCGTGCTTTCTGCTCGGCCTTCGTGCGCTTCATGTCGATGAGTTTCATCCCGCTTTCTCCGTTTGGGGCATTCCTGTTCGTGGCCCCCATCCGCGCGTCGCATCAAAATAATTCCATATCTGATCCGCAAGGTCGCGATCGGTTTTCTGTAGAATTTCGCATACCTCTTGACGCAACTCCCATGCGCCTCGATCCGCAGCACGTATCTCGCGCAATCCAAAAATCGAGGCCATTTCAGCCAAATCGGCAATGCCATGCTCATTCTGCCCACGGACAAGAATCTGACACGCCTCCGCCTCTTCTTTCGTCACGGCAAAACCCTTCCGATCGGCACCTTCGCCGCCCGCTCGCTCGCCGCCCGAGCCTCCGCATGCGTCTCCGGCGACGCTTCAAGCGCCGCCTTGATGTCGTCCCGCGCCGGAGGCAATGTTTCACGTGAAACCCCCTTCGGGTACTCGTTCCCCACCTCGAATGCTCCATGCGCGCGCAGATGGTCACGATGCTGCGACCGCGAGGTGATCGGCTCCCGCGTGATCACGCTCCGATACGGCGCGATGTCGCTCTGGATGTAAGGCCCGCGCCTCGGCGGCAGCGGCGCATCGAGGTCCAGTTCGACCAACTCGCCATTACGGATGACGTAACGATGGCGGCTCATACCAATCCCTGCGTGTTCCGTGCCTCAATCCGCGCCAACCGCGCCTGGTCGAGCGCCTCCTTGCCCACCATCTCCCGGCCCCGAAGCGCCAACTCGGCAATCCGCAACTGGTTCTCGGCCGCCGCCCGTTCCCGATCGGCCTGCGCCTCGATCTGTGCCGAAATCAGCTTCGTGGCGTTCGCCTGCTGGTCTGTCTGCGCCTTTGCCGCGGTCTGCTGCTGCTGCGCCTGGAGCTTGGCGCCCTCAACCGCCGTCTCCGCCTCGATCTCCTGCGGCGATTTCGTGTTGCCCTTACCCTGCGGAGGAGGCTGCGGCGGACCCTTCTTCATCCCGTCGACGAACTGCTCAAGCGCCTCCTCGATCTGGCGCGAGGCCGGGAAGGCGCGGAACCCGAACTTGAGCAACTCGCCCGCGAAATCCGCGATCGGCCCCGATTGCGACATCTGCGGGATCAGGACTTCCGACAACGGCAGGATTGCCCGCATGAACTCGGTAATCGCTGCCTGCTCGGCCTGCTCATCCGCCGCAACCGTGCTGTCGGCCTCGATGTCGATCTTATAGGAGGTCGCCACGTCCTCGCGGATCAGCGCGCACGCATCCTCGAACTCCTGCTGCCGACGCTGAGTCTCGGCGTCCCACGCCTGCTTCAACTGCATCCATTGCGCGAATGCAGGGTTCAGCGTCATCGGCATGCCCCGAGGAGGATTTGGTCCCCCAAAGGCATTCGGTTGGGCGAAGGGAACCACGTTCGAGCCGATCATGGCGCCCAATCCATCTTACGAGGCATATCGTTAATCCATTGGCGATGTTCCCCTACTTGACTAACTGATCGGGGCATGGCATGCTCCTGCCTGTCGAGAGGGAGCGTCAAGATGGCCCGTGCAAAACAGACTCCGCAGATTAAGCAGATGACGATCTCGCAATGGGAAGCCGCCTTCCCCGACGAGAACGCCTGCGCTGCCTACCTGGTCGAGCATCGCTGGGGCGACGTGATTAGCTGCCCTCGCTGCGGCAACGTCGCGGTCAAGGCGCATGGGACGCTGCCTTGGCATTGGCACTGCAACGAATGCTCTCCTTCCAATACCAACTACCGCTTCTCGCACATTACCGGGACGATCTTCGAGAACACGAATAAGCCGCTGCGCGAATGGTTCCGCGTCCTGCATCTGATGTTGACCAGCAAGAAAGGCATCAGCGCCCGGCAGCTTTGGCGCATGATGGATTTCGGCTCGCTCAAAACCGCTTGGTACATGGCCCATCGTCTCCGCGCCGGGATGGCAAACGAAGATTTCCGCAAGCTCATGGGGATCGTGGAAGTGGACGAGACATTTGTGGGCGGAAAAGCGCACAACAAACATTGGGACAAACGCGATGGTGGCGGTCGCGGCGGCCTGGGATCGGGCAAGATACCTGTCGTCGGTGCGGTCGCACGCAAGGGTAAGGTGGTCGCGCGGGTTATTGAAACCGTGAGCGGCGACATCCTCAAAACCTTCGTGCGCGGCGCGGTTTCTGAAAAGGTGAGTTTGTTGGTTACGGACGAATGGGTCGGCTATCGCGGACTGGACAAGGATTATCCCCACCACGTCATCCGGCACACTTCCGGCCAGTACGTCGTCGGCGCTATCCACACCAACACGATTGAAGGCTTCTGGTCGATCTTCAAGCGCGGCGTGGTCGGCACATTCCACAAGGTCAGCGCCAAGTACCTGCCGCTGTATGTTGCGGAGTTTCAATTCCGCTACAACAACCGCGACAATGCCGACATCTTCGGCGAGGCGATCCGGGAATGTTAAAACGGACGGCGATTGCCGTCTCGCTCGCTTCACTGGGCCTCCTTTTAATCGACTTCGGCTCGTCATTTTTATTACCTTGTGCTCTCTATTATGAGCGCGCACGCAATTATAGTAGCAGCGATTCCTATAATGATTGCGCCCATAATGGCGGGGTGATCGTCGCCGCGCTTGAATTGATTTGGAGCTTCAAACCCGAAGCGTGGACTGCTATTGCAACTATTGTTATCGCCGCCTTCACTTGTACCTTGTGGCTTGCCACCAGTAGGCAGGCTAGACTCACAAGACAAGCCATTAATCTCTCCAGAGAGGAATTTAACGCTACGCACCGCCCTAGGCTTATTATTCATTTCATTAGACGTTTCGTCGAGCATCCCGACCATCCGGCCAGCGCGCAATCGATCGCTATACGCTTTAGAATTATGAATATTGGCACTGGCGATGCTGTGGTTGTCGGTAGTCGCCTGCGGGTCGATCACTATATGCCATACGAATGGCCCTTCCCTGACGATCTGGTCGGCGCCAATTTTTTTGCTGGCCAGCGGTTCAAGGTGGGTGTCGCGCGAGAAGAAATAATTAGATCGGATATCCATAGCGATCAGCATCAAGCGGTAGGAGTTAGCGGATCGCTCTACTTTATCGGCTGGATCGTCTACAAAGATACCATGGGAAATCCGATTACCACCTATTTCTGCCGGGAATATCAGTCCATGAGCGGTCGCTTCATCCCAGCCAAGAACTGCGATTGGGAGAATGCTCATTAGAACGCCGGCCTGTCGCAACCACCTTCTCATGGCCGCCCCCGATAGTCAAGTTCGGGAACATCGCCAATCCATTTAGGCAATGCAGCCTCAAATATGGCGCGATCCCCCTCGGAAAGCGTCGATCCTACCGCATCGGCAACGTCCCGCGCGAATATCTCAACCTTTTTGCCCCGCAAACCAAACATCTGCTGGATCGTCTGTCGCCAATGATCCACCGCGTCGCCCTGAGACGCACCCCCGTCAATAGGCATGCCAGGACGCCACTCAGAATGCCGTTCGCGCCACAATCTAAATGCGGTCATCAACACATCGCGAACATCCTCATCCTTCACTTCCGTCATATCCCCGATCATTGTTCAAACCTATTAAATATACGATTTGTCTGCTCAATAACCTCCTCTGCTGTAGGAATCTTACCCTCGACTAATCGATGCAATAATTGCACGAGGAATGTTTCCGGCTTAGTTAGCCCTTCATGCCCCGCCTCTACCTTCATCCGCCAAAAGGCAGTATCCCAATCGGGGTTCCATTTTATAACGCTCATCGCGTCATCTCCTCATCGGTTTTTGTCCCATACCGTCGAACCGCCAGGAGTTTCGGCCCTCAAACGAGCAAGCACTTCCAGCACTCGATCCAGTTTCTGCCGCGTCTCCGCCTGAAACGCATCATCCCCGTGCCGGCGATCCTCCAACACCAACACCCGGGCCTCCACCCGCGCGAGGTTCTTCGCGCCGTCAACGCTCACGTCGTGGATGCTCGTCCACAGCGATAGGTAAACTCCGACAATTCCCCCCGTCCCAACACAGAGGATCGTGAACGCTTGTAGGAGATGGCCCGCGGTAATTTCCGGCGTGAAATTGAGGTTTAGCGCCACCGGCCACCTCCACCCTAAAGTTCGCGCGACACTCATCGCACACCTGCCGCTTGTAGAATATCAAACATTGACCCGAATTGCGTGGGTTTATAGTCGTGGTCGCGATCCTGCCTCGGTCGGCCCTTGTCTTCCGGCACCGCCGGCATCTGGGGCGGCGGCAGCGGGCGACCTGTTCCCGATGGCCCGAGGCTCGCTGTGTCGAACGGGTCGTGCTCTACCGGAATCAGGTGCGTCGCGCCAGCCGTGCCGCCCCCGATGGTCGCCGCGCCACCCGCCACAAGCCCCGCGAGCCCGTATTTCTTGATAATGTCGATCAGCTTGTCGTCGAAAACGACGTAATTGTGCGTGCCCTCGCCCGCACCCCGGCTTCCCTGGTCAAGATAGCGGATGCCGGGGATGCCGGCTTCGCGAAGCGATCGAGACGCCATATCGCCCCCTGGTATATTTAAGGATGATCCGCCAGCGTTTACGTATCCTCGCAATATATTATAGAGGTTTTCCGGCATCATTTCTCCAGATCCCGGCAATCCGTATTGCGCTCTGGTTTGTGTTCCTTTGTCCATATTTGCTTTAATTAAACTTGCAAACGGTTCATTCCGCAGCGCCTCCTGCACCTTCTCGCTCTGCTGGCTCAACGGCTTGTCCCAATCCAGGAAATGCTCGGGGTCCGCGTTGATCCGGGCTTCGTACATGCGGCCCGGCGGTTCTTTCGCTCCTATCAATGCATCATAATTGTTTGCCGCATCATACCAGGTCTGCCTCGCGGTCGGGTGCTGTTCCATCGCCTTCTTGTTCAAAAGATCAATGGCATATGTACGAGCTTCATCGCCAGTCAGACCAGCATTGGATGCGGCCGATTCCGCCTGTCTCGCGAAGCTAGCGGCCCCCGTTCCTTGGCCCACGGGCGCGTTCAAATACCGATAAGTCCATGCGACTGGCTCGCTCTCAGCAAAATACAACCCATGCCCGTAAGCCTGCGCCCCCTCGCCCGTTCCGATCTTGGACATGTCGAACCGATCGAAGTCGTAGGGCGAGCCGTGAAACGCCTTAATCGCCCCCACGCCTAAATCCTCTTGCGGATATAAAGATACTCTTACCGTATGTTCCCCTTGCGCTCCCGCATTAGGATGAGTGTACTCAACATATCGAGCACCTTCCTGTCGCGCCATCGGAAACGCAGCATTCAGGGCGTCTTGAAGATCATCACCATTGTCCATTGCATCAAATAAAATATCGTCAACATTCATTATTTTTCCAGATTTGGGAGATATGGCTGTGATGCGAGGTTCTCCGGAACCATATCCTCCCAAATGCACCCCGCGCGCATATTGCAGCGCTTGAGCCGGATCGCTCGTCATGTAAACCTCACTGCCGGCTTTCGCTACATTGAATGCTTCCTGGCCGCCGTGATACCAAAGCGACGACGGCTTAATCGCCCCCGTTGTGTCAGCCAGCATGCTCGGCACGGCCCCAATTGCTTCGCGCCCAAGCGTAGCCGCGCCACGCGCTATAGGTGCCCCCAGTGTCGCTAGAGAGGCCAATCCCGCTCCCATCTGCCCGACGCCTTGCAATGGCTCGCCGCGCCCGAATGCCTCTGCCCCCGCCTGTATGTCCGGGATCCCGGTCATTCCCCATAGATTGCGCGCAGCCTCCTCGCCCGAAGGCGGCATCGGCTTGCCCATCACCCGATAAAGTTCTGCCGCGCTAGGCCCTACTGCCGCCTCTGGATCAAACGGATCGTGGTCCACCGGGATCAGCGACGGCGGCGCAAACGGATCGTGATCAACGGGGATCAGGTCGACCATCACGCCACCATCAGGAACTTACCCGGGCGCCTCGGGTCAGGCACATAATGCCGACCGTCCGGGGCCAGCCTTGCCCCAGGCACAGGCGGCGGAGGCGCCGCAGGGGATGGGGTAGCGCCTCCGCTACCTGGCGCAACCTGGGGAGGTTGGGGGATCCCCGGCTGCATCGGCGGACCGCCGTTGTGCCCCATCATCGGCGGCATCCCCAGCGGTCCCTGTTGCGGCATCGTCTGCGGCGGCGGAGCCGGAATCATCATCGGCGGCATCGGCGGCATCTTCGGTAGCGCCTCCGGCAACCCCACCATCTGGCTCAACGTCTGCACGCTGAAGTGCTTCGCCATGACATGCGCCCGCAGCCGCATCAAATCCCGGGCGAACCTCGCCACCTGCTTCTGCGACCGCGTAATCCGCCGCGTCGCGAACTGCGCCTTCAACTGCTGCGCCCCCAGCGTCTCGTTCGGGTTCGTCTCTCCCCGCAGGATGTCCGCCATCCCCGTAATCTCGTAAAGCGTCCGCTTCACCCGCTCCCGCGCATCGTAAAGCTGGATCAGAACCTTCGCGATCTGCTCCATAGGAGCCCAGACGATCGCGTTCTGCAACCCGCCCTTCTCCATGAAGAGCGCCCAGCCCTCGACCGGGATGAGCTGGTTCTCGACCCCATCCTCGCTGAACATCTGCGAGATTACCGCCTTGTCCTCGCCCGCGTACAAGCCCACGACCTTCAGCGCCGTCGTCAGCTTGTCGATGCGCCCCGTCAGGATATCGAGCTCGATCGCCTGATCCTCGTACTCCGAATAGTCCGCCCGAGGTACAAGCGTCTCATTCGTCGTCGTCGCGCTCAACGGCCTCGGTGCCGGGAAGAACCCCGGCAGTCCCAACGGATCGTCTTTCGTGTCCAGCGGTCCGTCAGGGTACGACGGCGCGACCCATATCGCTTTCTTCTTCTGCCTATCCCAAATCTCCCACACCATCGCCTTCTTGAACGCATCGGCCTGCGGACCCTTTAGGCCATCCTCGTCCAAGCCCTTCGGCGTATAGTCCAGCACCACGTCGTTGCCGATCTTCTTTCCGAAACGCTCGACCAATTCGTCCCGCGTCAGGTACGACCGGAACGCCTGCCACCAAACCTGGTCCTGCGTCCGCGCCGGGCTCTGCCGAAAATCCTCCCAGAACACGTATTTTATCGGCGCCCGTTCTCCGGTGACCGGCCGGAACGTAGGCTTGCGGCCATCCTCATCCTCTTCCCCATCCGGATCGTCCTCGGGCTCCCCGAAACTTGGCTCATAGAAGACGCGGGCAACCCCACGTCCCGGCAGCAAGCGATCCTCGACCACTTGCTCCATGACCTCGTTGAACTCGTCAAGGTCATCCTCATACGCGAGCGCCCGCTCAAGGATGTCCGCGCCCATGACGGTGATCGGATCGTCGTCCGCGTTCTTGTGCCGGCGCTGCACGTCCGGCTTCGGCGTCCGCCCGTAGAGGATAGGCTTCAGCGTCTCGACATTGCTCCACAGGATGTTGAACCGTGCCGGACTGCCGCTCCTCCGACTCCCCGCAAACCCCATCTGCTCGCGACGCTCGTCCCGATACCGCTTAACAATCGCCCGGCCCGATTGCACGAAGCGCCGGTCCGCGCGCTCCGCCAGCTTCAGCTGCTGCAGCCAGAACCGCGCAACCGCGCTCGCATCGGTGCCGAGATCGTCCCGCTTCTCGATCGGGTTGTTGTATGTGGCGACATCGTTCTCAGCCATGCGACCATCCGATCATATCGCCGTCCAAAGCCAATAGGCGATCGTCCACGCCAACAGCGCGCAAAACACAAACAGCGGCAACGCGCCGCGGCCACGAATGTTGGGATAGGGAGGCGGCATGTTCATGGCCGGTAGACCGCCGCGATGTGGCGGCTGAGGGGGAGGGGGATTTTGGCGATCATGGCGCTGGCGGCCTTGCGGGCGGGGGAGCGGCTGGAGGTCATGCGGCTGATCTTGCCCTCGCCGGCGAACCACATGTCGAACCCCACTACTCGATAGCCTTCGGCCAGCAGCCCCTCGGTCCAGCCGCCGAGGCCCGCGAACAGATCGATGGCGAGCGGTTGAGTCATGGCGATACCGTGTATCACGCTTTGCCCGTTTCCCGCACGCAATCCGTAGGCTCGAGCGCCGCGTCGATCATGCCATCACCCGATCCGCTGCGGCCGGGCGCCTCGAACCCCATCCCGCTTCCGCTGCCATGCGTCCAACTCTCCGAACGTCATCTCCGTCAGCCCCCGGATCGGCTCGACCCGCTCCGGCAACTCGTCCCCGTGCATGAGCGACCCCAGCATACGCCCGAAGAGGCTCAGCACGTCAACCTGGTCATCATGCTTCCCCGCGGGAAATCTCAGCATCTCCGACACGAGATCCGTGGCCCATGTCGCCCGCTTCGGAAAGTACACCTTCCCCATGCTCAGCCGCGCCCGTATCCCCTGCGCCCGTGTCTGCTTGTCGTTCGCCGACACATACTGCCGCCGATACCCGTAGATGCGGCGCTCCATCTGCCGCCGCACGATGAACGGCCCGAGGCTTCGGATGATCTGCCCCTGCTCCTCGCCCCACATCAGCGGCGACCACTGCTCCATCAGATCCAGAAACGCCTCGACCCAAGCTTCCGAGTCCGTCTGCCCGCGCCACCAATCCAGCAGGTATATGTTATCGCCGGGATCCACACCGATAACCCCGTGAACAGTATAATCCCCACCCGCCGACGTAACGGCGTAATCGGAAGCGCCATACGTGCGAAGGGTCCGAATATCCGGCTGATGATCATACCATCTGATCCACTCTGCCTTGAAATAGTCGCCCGTGTCAGGCACCGGCTGCTGCTGGTAGAGCGCCGACCAGTTCCGCGTGTCGCGCTTCGCCTCGGCGAACATTTGCGGGGTGAACCACTCCGGCCACAGCAGTTCGCCCGGCGCCCGGCCTAAAGGGTCGTCCTCGCCGGCCTCGGCAGGCAGGCTCAGCACCTCCCATTGCTCGCCCCCGACCTCCTGCTCGGCGAGGAGGCGTCCGGCGAGATCGTGATCCGACCACCGCGTCAGGATAATCACAATCCTGCCGCCAGGCTTCAGCCGGGGCCAGAAATCGGCTTTGTACCAATCCCAGACCCGTTGGCTGATCGAGGCGCTATCGGCTTCAGCGCGGCCCTTGACCGGGTCATCAATGATTCCAAGGTCGGCACGACGGCCTGTAACAGAAGCGTCAACTCCGACAGCGTAGTACTCTCCTCCCCGCTCAGTCTCCCATCGTCCAGCAGCTGCATTATCGCCCGACAGGCCAAAGCCAAAGACTCTTCTGAACTCCCCCGAGCCGACGAGATTGCGAACGCGGCGACCAAATCGTTCGGCAAGTTCTCCGGCATGCGATGCTCCTATGATGCTGCGTTTCGGGTTGCGCCCGAGGAACCAGGGCGGGAACAGGATCGAGGCGTAGGTGCTGTTGTGCGTCGGCGTCATCGATGTGCCACACAGGAACAGATGGCTCGGAGAATCCACCTCGATGCAAACCGTATCGGCTCGTCCCGCGGGCGTCACCGTCAGATACGTGTTCGGCGTCCGATACCCGTCGCGCGTCCGCTGCGCCTTTCGCGGCATCCGCGCCGCGCCCTTCAAATAGAAGTAGACCCGCCAATACGGGCCGCAATCCTTGCCGTTCAGCATGGCGCGACCCTCGCCGATGGATGCCTTCGCGCCTAGCGTCCGCACCAATTCGGCAACCCCAGACGCAAGCCGCGCATTCGTCGAGCAGAAAGCAACCATTCCATTTGGCTGCACGGTGCCATCCGTATCAATCAAGCCCTGAAGCAATGCACGGCGCTGGGCAATCGACGACCGCATGTAAACCGCCGGGATGTGCTTCCCACCTACCACGCCATGTGCCGGATCGTGCAGAACGGAAAGCTTGACCAAGGCTCCTCGTATGTTGGCAACGCCAAACAGCCCCCGCGCGACCCGATCTGTGGTTCTATATCCAAGCCGCTCGACCTCGGCCCGCATCCAGGGCCGATCAGCCTCGCCCGAGGTAATAGCTCCTGTCGCTGTGGTGCCGTCACCGAGCCAAACGCCCAACAGATAAGGATCAATCGGCAATATCGCATCCGGCAACCGCAAGGCAGCAGCACGCCGAACCATTGGCCTTTTAGCTCGGCGGCTGGCAAGCTGCTGCGAGGTTTTAAGTTTGAAGCGGCTTGCCGGATCATTGCGATCTATACCCGGCCGTCGACCTTTTCCACTTCCTTTCATCGGAGGGCGAGGCTTTCGGCATAACTGTACAAGCCATTCGTGATCCTCATCGGCGATGATCCGATCGCCGCAATCTGTCGCGACCTCATAAACGGGGCGGTCGTAAAACACCTCGCTCTTGCGGACAATCGTGCAAGGCTCACCTCGCTCGTCGAACACCTGATCACCAACGCGCAAGCGCCCCATCGTGCTCCAACCCGTTGGTGTCGCGATCGGCGTATCGAGGGCAAGCGCCTTGGCCGAGCCTGGCGGCATCATGATCATCAGCCGGGAGATGTCGCCGCGCTCGACCGCTTCCAGCTTCTCCAACAGCAGCCGGTGATGCCGCGCCGGCACCGTGTCCGGGCTCAGGACGGCAATGCACTTTGCCAGCGAGCGCTGCGCCTCGACGCGCATCACGCACTCCTGTGCCGCGAATCGCTGTGCCTGCTCAGGAGTCAACGATCTTCCTCCGCACGAATTTGTGCTTCGCGAAGGAACCGACCATGACCGCACCAAGCGCCAGCATCTCTGCATGGCTCCGGGTGTGACCGCCCGCTTTCCGAGCGACCATCCGCCCACCGATTTGATAGGTGCGCTCAGGCCTCGTGCGGCCCTCATACAGCCAATTGTCGCCTCGATAGATCGCGCCGGTGTGGCCGCGCCATTCATCAGCATAAGTGACGAGACAGGGCCACGCTTCCGGGTCGATCAGCCGCCGTGAGCGCGCCAGCAGGAAGGTGCAAGCGTTCCGAGGCACATCCGGGAGGATTGCCAGCCGAGACAAGCACAGCACGCCTTGCCAGCGCTCCGGGTAGGTTGCCTCAGCGGCGCCGCGTGTCGGCGGTATCCACCACGCGATACCCTGGCACTGTTCGTCGAATATCTCGCCGACCCGAAACAGGCCATGCAGATAGGTCGCGGTGTTGCTGCCGCCCCTAGCGTAGTGGTGCGCGACGACAAAACGCTGCGCAAATTCGAGACAGACGTGGCGCACCTCCCAATCGGCCTTGCGCAAGCGATTATCTGGCGAGCAGGTAGTCAACTATATAATTCCCATCGAAGAAGCCTTACAAATCGGGCGCCGCAGCCTTTACAATCCGCTCTCGCACACGGCTTCATCAAGGCATCAATCCGCTCTGGCATCGACGTGTCCTGCGACAATATGTCTCAGCAGGATGCCGACGGGGAATAGAATGGGGGAACGGACCCATGCCGTGGCGTCTGTTGCTAGGGTTTCTGCGGGTCTTGGTCATCGGGTTCGACGGAGGACACATCCGTCGTACTGTGCTCGATCTGCGGCGCCGGGGCCCGACCCTGGGCAATCGCGAGCAGCTGGTCGAAGTCCATCTCGGCGAAGCTGGACGACCGCGTGATATGTTTCCGGTCGATGAACATGCCGATTTCCTTGCCGAGAAGCTCGAGGGCACGGTTGGCGACGGCACCCTCGTATCGGAACTCGCCGATAGGATTTCCATCCTCGTCCGTGGCCTGCACGGCTTGAAGCGCGCGCTGAGCATTTTCGCGCAATCGCTCCATGATCCAAGCCTTATCCACGGTAGCGGCGACAGCGGCTCGCTCGACGGATGTGCGTTCAAAATTAGCACGTTCTGCAAGGATTTCAGCCACTCGTTCTGAAATGTGTTGTTTTCGGGACATGAAGGCGGCGTTGCTGCGATTTGGCGTATAACCGGCCAGAACGTAGGATTCCGCGGCACTTTTACCGAGGGCCAACTGTTGGGCAAGGCGTTCGTGCCGATGATTTGGCAGCATGGGCATTAGCACTTTTTAGTCCAGGATCAACACGGTTGCAAGCACAGGCCGCCCCGCCCCCCTTTGGGCCTGACCGAGTGGTTGGGCGTCATCCCCATAGGCGTATGCGATGGTGGCGGTTCCGGTATGGCGTCCGGAGGTCGTTGCGGGCGAGGCACGGCCGGGCGCGGTCGGGGCGTTTCTTGGTGCGGCGGTGCGGGTTCCTCACGTTCCGGCTGGCGCCGTGCTGGAGGGGCGGGTTCCCGCGCGGTCGAGGCCGCTATGCCGGACAGCATGGGCATCGGCTATCCTCTCGTCAAGCAGGCGGCGGCGGCAAATCCGGCAGATATACGACGGACTCCGCGATACAAACCACGCCGTAAAACTGCGAGCGATCGCGAGGAAGCTGCGCAAACGAAATACCGCCCCCCTTCACTCTACGTCCAGACCTAACCTCTATGGTGATGATCTCATCGCCTCGCGTCGCAATCAAATCATGGCCTCGATTCCGAATAATCGGTCTGTATGGATACCAGCCGCGCGCCAATAGATCGGCAGCCACCAACAACTCCGAAACAGTTCCCGCAGTATACGCATTAACATTAACCCTAACGCCGCCCGTGATAATGCGCGGGACTATGTTGTAAGGTGCCCGAGCACCGGGCCTCTCAATAGGAATGTCAGATTTACGACCGATATAATATACACGTTGCCGACTGATATCCAATTCCTCAGCTATTTCCATTGCCGTTTTACCCACCTCCGCAAGCGCCCTTACCCGCTCCGCGACATCGGACATCGGACGCCCCCTGGCGCGCATTTGATCGACCATCACAAACCCCTTTTCGTTGTATAGAAATTATTTTCGTTGACAGCCATCCAGATGTCAACTAAATTCCTGTTCACGGCAATGGTGCCGCAGGGGATCAGGATCATGTACATCGTCGAATGCACTTTCGCAGGCGAAACCTCCGAACTCGCGGCTGAGTTCACCGATCTCGTCGACGCAGCACGCGCAGCATCACCTTACTTCGACGACGGTTACGATGTCGCGATCATCAACAAAGGCACCGGCAGCCGCATCGTCAAAATGCACGGCGGCCCCTGCGAACTTCGCCTTTTCGCTACCACCGTCGAATAAACCTTCACATACGACGACGACAGCGCGGCTTGAGGAGGAAGAACGATGACCGAATATCCAAACAATCGGTTTCCTGACGGATCGAAGGTGCGCGTGACCGATACGGGCATGGGCAACCGCAAATACCTCGGCAAGGTGCTCTACGGCACCAAGGCAGAGGCGGATGCAATGATGCTCGATATCGAAAAACTCTCCGCACTAGAGGGCACAAGCGCGCCGGATATGCTGGTTGAGCGCGACCCGAATGGTGGCTGGAATCTTTGGCTTTGGGAACAATGATCCCGCAAGCGCAGTTCGCCGCGATCCTGCAGGAGGCCCTCGCCGCGGTCGACAAGCGCATGGCCGAGCGCGAGGCGATCCGCCCGCTGATGCCGCTCTACCCCGGATTCTCGTGGGCGCAGACCCATCGCGGGCTTACCGTGCCGGTCGTCAAGCCTAACCCTTCCGCAGCAGATCGTGCCGGATTTCCGCACGCAGCTTCTCCTTGATCCCGGGCAACAAATCAACCCAGCGAGCTCGCAACCTGCCCGGATCTTCGTAGCGCTTCATTTCAATCGGCGACGCCCTAAAACCCCGATCGCCGGAATGATCGTTGATCGGTAGCAGACCGGCAGTCTCAATAATCACCTTGATTTCGGAGCTTTTTAAGAGCAACCCGGTTCGGGCCATCAGCCTTCCAATCATATCGACTGAGAAACCCTTCCGCGTATAATTCTCGATCGCAGCTCGTTGTCCCTTCGTCATGATGCCGCCTCCGCGATCCGCCCAACCCCCTCGGTCGCGTCGAGCACCGCCCGCATCCTCGCCTCGAGCGCATCGCATCGCTGAACGAGCGTCGTCGGTTGCGGGTGCTTCGGACTAGGGCTCGGCGAACCATGACGTGCCCAAATGCCGGCCACCGTGTTCTTGGTCACACCGAATGCCGCGGCGACCGCCTTCTGCGTCATGCCGCTCTCCAGCATCTCCAGCACCCGCCCCCGCTGCTCGATGCTTAGCGCGCCAGATCCCCGCTCAGTACGGCGTTGTGCCATCGCTATTCCTCCTCCTGTGCTCATCGTGCCAGTGGTTCCTCCGTCGACCTGACGCCCAGCGTCTCGGCAGTTGTCGCCGGCCGCGCCATCGCCCCAGCTCGCAACGCCGCCGCATTCTCTCGCTGCCACGCGAGCCCTGTCGCATATCGCTCCTCATTGCGAGCGATAGCGTCCTGTCGCTCAAGCCAGGAGGCCCATCCGAGCGAACGCGCCCATGCCTCACGGTCGTTGTCGCTGGACGGTGGATGCTTCCCCTGGCCTTCACGCTTGCGCTTCTCAGCCGCGTCGACCAGATCGACGTTGTGCCAGATACCATTCGGATCAGGTGGCGACTGCGTGTCGTATATGCCCAGGTAGACCCGGCGAAAGGCGTACACGTCAGCGTGCCATTCCCATTTTTCGACGATCGATAAGGACGAGTAGCTCCTCGACGCTGGGCGGAGGGCCATCGGGGGCGGCAACTTTTCCATTCGGTAATGCTCCTGTCGTTGATTCGTAATCGTCCTGCCAGCGCTTGCCATTCAGCCACGCGCTCGGATGCTTGATGAATTGCTTGTCGGTGCCGAGCGCGAGGCATTCGCCGATGTAGCGATCGCGCCCATCGGTCAATTCCTTGACGCTTGCCAGCTTGCGAGCCCTAGGCCAGGCCTTCTCGGCAGCCTCTCGACCTACATGCCGGGGATACCCCTCATACCATTCGCAAAAACCCTCAAGATCAGCCCCCCGCTTGCGGGGGGTTATAGGGGGTTTCTTCTCTTTCTGGGTATGGTTAAGGGTCTGGGTCTGGGCAGGTTCGTTCTGGGTTATCTCCACAGAACCCGCCAGGTTTCTCGAACCGTTTAAATTCAGTATTTTAGGCCTTCCACCCTTGGATCCATTTGCACGCGAAATCGCTGCGTTTTCAGCACAAAACTGCCACTCTTTTTCGAGCCGTTTTTGGTGCCATGTTCCGTCTTCGGTGTTGAAGAATCCTCGAAGAGCCGGCTTCAATCGGTCTCGCCAGCGCCGCGGTGTAACTCGGCAGATGCGCGCCATCTTGCGGTCGTCCTCGGGAAGCGCGCGGCCATTGTTGCGCCATGTGGCGAAGAGCAGGAGGCAATAGGATCCGAACTCCTCGGCACTCAAATGCAGGGTGTCACCGAGCAATGCGTCGGTGAACACGGGCATCATAGGCGCTTGGCTCACATGAACGATCCCCGGTCCCCGAGGTCAGAACGAGCGCGGGCCGCAGCCAAATGGATATAGCCGGGGACCGTGGCGCACCGGGCAACGAGGTTCATGACTCCCTCGCTGGCCCGCGCTCGCGTTGAGTTATATTAGGATTTTCCCTCCAATTCAAGAGGGCGGGGGCGCTCGGCTTGGTGTCGTTACCACCTTACCGAGCGCCCAAGGGCCGTAATCCTGCGATAGCGCCCGTCCCGGCGTAGCTCAATGCGGCAGAGCACCCGATTGTTAATCGGGGGTTGCGGGTCCGAACCCCGTCGCCGGGGCCAACACGTCGGCGATTATATGGGATGCGGTCGGCGAGCTCAAGCCTTCGCGATGCCAGGTACTGCCTCAGTTTGAAATTGACAACTATGCATGAGCGTGCGAGCATCCGATACGCTGACACGAGCCGGTTTGCCATCAGAAATCGCCGCAAAGGCCGCGCAGGAGCGTTGGTCAAGAAGGATGGCGCATTGGAGCGCTTGGTCGGCAAATATCCATCCCATAATTTTGTCATTGACCGCCGCGAGGCTGATCAGATTTTCAAAGAAATATCGGACGTACCGACAGATGTTGAAGCTTTTAGTGAACATTTCAGAACGATCGGTAACTATTTCTTTGACCGTAACGATAATTTTTTCTATTATATCAACACTGAACTACCGGAGGTAGCAGAACCCAAAG